CGTCAGATTTCTTCATTGAGAATCTCTCCTTCCATAATTGCGAGCTGAATAGCAGCCCTTACTTTGTAATTATCTGCATCCTGCGGCTCAGGCGTCGGCTCCTGTTTCGGAGTTACCGGCTTCCTGTCCGCAAAGTTGATGCCCTTTGGCATGTTCTTGAACTTGACGAGGCCACTGGCACATGCAGCAGTCTGCGTCGCTTCGAGCAGTTCAATATTGAAAAGCTCTGCAGCATCCGCGCCCGTCAGCCAGGTGGTGTCCTCCACCATCTGATGGATCTGCTCATCCGTTACCCCCTCACGGGCAGCATTGCGGTAAGTAGTTTCCAGCCCCTCCTGCAGTACATCCAGCGCATCTACGACCTTCTGGAGGTCATTGGCATCGCCAGCGACGCAGGTGCTGGGCTTGTGAATCATCAGATAGGCATTGGACGGAATCCTGCGCTCATCAGCGGCAAAGAAAATCTGTGTCGCAATCGAGCAGGCCCATCCATCCACAACAGCGGTCGTCTTCCCTTTGTGACGGGCAATCATATTGGCGATTGCTACGCCAGCAGGCACAGAGCCGCCGTCTGAATTGATGTAGATTGTGAGCGGTGCATTATCGTCAATGGCATCCAGCTGCTCTTTGATGGCCTTCGGCCACTCGTAGCCTGTACCATCATCCCCCCAGGCTTCAAAATAGCCGCCCGTTTCATCATCAACAATGGCACCACTGATATACATCTCCGCACTATCTGCGTTATTCTTGATTTTCAGCATTGTCGTCACCTCCTTCCGCTGATTGATTTACTCTTGCCATGTAGGCAAGCCCCACATCCTCCAGCTTCACATAGGAGCCGTTGACGATGTGAACATCGCCGCCCGTAGTCGGCGGCATATCCAGCTTGCTTCTGGCCTCGTTTGGGGAATAGATTGCGCTCGATACCATTTTCTGCAGGACATCCGCCTGCTGTGTTGGGTCGCCCCTCAAAATCGTCCAAACATTGAACTTGAATCCCAGGCCCTGCGCCTGCTCCGTAGTTGTCAACAGTTTGCGGTTGAATTCCTGTTCATAAAGTGTGATGTTGTACAAAAGCGTATTAACGTAGAAGCTGAGGCTCTGTGCTGCACTGTTCGCATAGCTAGATTTGCTATAATCGTTGAGTTGATTCGGCTGGATGCCAAACGCTGCAGCCACCTGCAGGCTGTTGTACTTTTTCAACTCGTAGAACTGCGAATCTGTCAGTTTGAGGTCAAGTGTCTGAATGTCATAGCCGACAGGCAACGTGATAAGTCGCCGCCCTTCATCCCTGGCCTGCTTGTCAATCTGTTTCAGCATAACCCGCTGTTGTTCTCTCGATAGGTCGCCAACATACTTGACCACGGCATTGGCTGTGAGTCCCTTCTGATAGAGGTCATTCAGGAAAGCCTGCGATGCTTTGGAACCGGCCATATTGGTGGCAAGAATTTCCCTCACGGACTTGCCAGCAAGACCGCTTCTATCCGTCACCCAAGATTTGACATGAAGCACATCCTCTGGATCCAGCCAGAACGCTTTGCCGCTCCGCTCGTCCGTGTAATAGTAGGTGTACTTGCGCTGAGTGAAGACGTCGGTATTATTCACCCAAATCTGCACCATCCTGGGGTCAAGCGGATAGATTCCGGTGATTTTCCCGTTCAGCCGTTCCACGTAGGCGTAGGCATTGCCAAAATGGTTCCGGCAAAACTCCATATAGGTAAAGAACTGAATCGGCGTATAGATGCTGTTGGGCGATACCGAGAGGAACCGGGCCGTCTCATGAGCTGTGATACGCTCCTTGTTCTCACTCATCAGGTATACCGGCATTTTCCCCAGTGCCTCGGACAAGGTCTTCAGACATGTGAAGTATGTAATCTCTGATAAGTCAGCACCATACTGACGGGCTGAATCTGAGAAAAATAACTCGTTTATGTCCGATAAGCTAACTGTGTCATTGCTATTTTGGAAATAGCTTTTTACTTTTTGAAATAAATTCATTCGATTTCACCTTCATTCAAGGAAGCCAGCCATATTTGGAATGCTTCCTCGCCGCTGGGGCTGTTATTCTGCTTCGACACAAACCAAACCTTCCACGCATCTATGATGGCGTCTATGGGGTCGATTCGGTTTGTCTGTGTCATTTTGTCCACCTTTATCTCACCAAAGCTGTTCGGCTCCGATACGATGGCATTGGCAGCACTCCATGACAAGAGCGCATTGTTTTTGTCGTAGCTGACCTGCCCAGCCTTGACCGACAATGCAAAGTCCTTCGTCGGGTCATTGAGTGACCGGGCTGACTGCTTAACCTCAGTAATATCGCAGTCCAGCACCTCATCAAGGTCTCCCAGGAATGCCGCCGCATTATGCGCATCATATCCACAACCGATAATACGGATATTGTACTGCTCAATGATTCGCTTCAGGTCAGCGATAATGTACTTGTAATCCGTTTTGATGCCATACATCCCACTGGTCAGTGTGATAAGCCCCTGATTCTTCCACACACCATACGGCGCATCATCGGATTTGATATGCTCTGCCAGTCGCAGCTCCGGCATATAACTGTGGGACCATATATATACATTGTCATTTGCCAGCGGAAACAACAAAGCAATGCTCGTCAAATCGCCACCGCTTGACAAGTCAATCCCAAGGAAAGCATCATGGGCAGCCATATCTGCGATGGTTTTATCACTACCGCCCCGCTTCCAGGCCGCTAGGTCAAGGAGTGCACCGCCGGTGTAGGTTACCCACTCATTCAGCGTCTTGGTCTTGAAGTTGACCAACTCCTCGCCCTGTTTCTCCCTGGCATCAATCGCCTTGGAAGCGACGACTTTGAGTTTTTCATCATCAAGCGTGACATCATCCGGCAGAAACAGCTTGAGCGGATTTGATTTCGCCCAATTCTCTCGCTTCCAAATGTCATCGTCCTCATCCATTTCGGCTATATATACAAAGAGCGAATCCTTCTGGACTACACCCTCCAATACCTTCTTGCAGAACTGATACTGTTCATAGCATGGTGATTTCAGATTGAACCCGCTCGTTGTAATCGCTATCGTCAGCGCATTTTTGACCATATCCTGCCCGTCCATCATCAGCTTGTACATCTGATTGGTGGGATGGGCATGGTACTCATCTACAATTGCCAGGATAGTACGAAAGCCATCTGCGCTTTTGGTATCGCGCCCGATGGCTTTGATTGTGGTGCCGGTCACACGGCTCGTTATGGTTCTGTCGTACGTCTTGATTTTATAAAGCTCAGCAAGGTCTTTGTCCGATTCGATGAACTTTCGAACTTCGTCCCAGACGATATTCGCCTGGTCTTGCTTGGTAGCGGTACAGAATATACGGCCGTACTGGTATCCACCGAATGTGGCGAAGTCATTGGCCAGGGCGCCGGCAAGGAATGATTTGCCGTTCTGCCTGCCTACCTGCACATAGGCCTCACGGAACCGGCGAATATCTGACCGTTTCCGCCGCCAGCCGAAGAGTGAACCAATGATGAAGTTCTGAAATCCTCTCGTTTTGAGCGCATGGGCTTCGCCTTCGCCGATAGTCAGCGTATTGGCTATATCAATGTGCCGTTCAGCCTCCTTGACGTCAAATATCCATTCAGATGACTTATCAGCCATATCATTTAGGTGGCGTTCTGCTGCCAACCGCTCCGAGCGGCCACAAATACGCTGGCCACTCAGCACCAGTTTTGCATATCCGGTAGTTCTATCAGTCATGTGTACCATCACCTAAGAACTTAACGAATTTATTAACAGATTTCTCTTCCTTAACCGGAACAATTAACTTGAGGCGGTCCGTCACAGCCATCCCCAACTTCGTGGAACAGGTGAAAATATTCTTTGCACACTGATTCAAAATCGTTACGCGTGGGGACACCATCTGATAGCCCTTGTCTGTCTCAAATACAGGGTTATGCAGGTTCAAATACGTAGCCATTTCGATGTATCGCGCATAATTATCACAGTAGATAGCCAGCACTGAGAGGTCAAGATTATCCAGCATATCAATCTGACTAGCTTCCTGCACCACTCGCTCGAATTCGATAGCCGCTTTATCGGTCAGCCACTCGGGAGCGGTTAAATGATTCGCTTTGACTTTAATTTTCTTTTCTTCTTCGGTTCGAGCGGCCCGTTCCGCCTTACTAATTTTCCCCGTAGACATAGAAATAACTTTTCTTGGTCGTGCCATTTCTTTTTCACCCCCTCAAGTTTTTTGGCATTTCTTCGCGAGAAAAGAGGCCTGGTGGTTCTATGTTTTTTGTTCAAAACTTTTTTAACATCCCCCGGGCCATCCGTTTTTCTCTGATTCCATTCGAATTCGGTACAATCGCCGTTGCATCGCTTCCTTTTCTTTTTTGCCCTTGTTGTACTCTGCATGGATCATCTGATGAGTCTTGTCCGACACATAGATAATATTCTTGCCATCCAGCCGCAAGTCTGGGCGCTCATCCACCGACGCAATGTGATGCGCAATTCTTCCCCGATGAATTCTGCCCTTATAGAATCGCTGGTATTCATCCTGATAACCAGCACGTGCAGCTACCGCCTTCTGCAGCAACTGCCAGCTTTTGCTGTGATAGAACGATGCCGACTCACGATTACGATTATCACGGTCGTATTCGCGCTGACGTTCAGCCTCACACTTGCACCGTTCTCCTTGTCGTATAACGCGACCACATCTGCCGCATATTGTTGTCAGCATCTAATCACCTCATTCACATTAGCATTGCGTTAATCGCACTAGAAAAGACCACCAATGGCAGCAGGTGGTCTTTTCTATGACTCAGTGTATATTTAAGAATAGGAGGTCTCATTGATTGATATCTCACAGTAATAATATACCACATGATTTGTCAATTAAACGGTGTCCGAGTTAAATTTTTTTATCCGCAAATGAATTTCAACAACCCTATCGATTATTTGCCGCCACCATCTGCGGACAGTTCTCTCGCTCATCCAGCCGTTCAAATTTATAAAATGTTTTTTTATTTCTTCATCGTAACTCATTTGAGTATATACGACCCACGATTTGCGACCACGCCATTGATTCGCATCATGTTCGGCACGCTGTCGGCATGCTATATATATACGCCTTTTTGCATCAAACGTACGAAAAGCAATTCCTACCGCTTTTAACCATAAATACTCAGAATGGTCGGCATCATATTCCGCAGATTTAATTGCCGCATCTTCTACCGGGTGCCCAGGTAAATTGCTTTTACTTCCGCCAGTATTTGTGTCCGCAGGCGGGCGGCTCTTTTCCATCCATTCCGCTTTACCTGATTCATATTCCTTTTTAAGGACCGTATAATTCAAAATATAATTTTCTGCAATTCTGCGGTCTTCACGCATGCAGTCAACTATTTCCTGGTCATTATTCTCCATCCTGTGCCTCCATCATCTGGATATCATTTTCGTCTGCAGCTAAAATAATATTCGCCGTAATACGCATCAGTGCCGTTCTCAGCCAATTCATAGTCAACTATTTGTCCATTGGGAAATATACTGGCTCGATACAAACTTGCGAGAATTCGTCATTAATCCTTTCCGCGACATCGTTCATAATCTGAATCATACGAAGTAGCCAATCTTCGTGATTATGCTTATTCATCATATCTATTCTATCTTCCCAATCTAAATCCGTCCAACACACGTCAAGTCCATGCCCGTCGCGCATTACTCTAAAAAAACAACCATCCAGTCTACGATTAGTCATTAGCGATTACCCTCCAACTCTATTTCTCTTTCAATGCACCGTATTTATTTGCCATTTTGTACTGCCTCACTTATCTGCTTGATAAACTCCACAATATTCCCCTGTGTCATCTGAATATTGTCTGGCGTAATATAACTTGCGGCAATCATCGTTATCATTGTTTCTTTGTTCGGAATTATAATATCCATTCCTCCGCAAACTGCCGCAATAATTACTGCCTTCTTTAGATATTTTTTCGGCAAATCTTCATCTTCAAGAATCATTGGTAGAACTAATACCAAACTGGCAATGCAGCTTAGTACAAATAAAACCATACATACGCCGTGCAAATTATCCAAAAGTTGCACGAAGTAAATAATCCACGGTGATATAATCGGTTCCATGTTACTCCTCCTTGTACCTCGCCTTGAACGCCATCAAATCCTGCACTGCTTCCTTATCCTGCTCCGGCAGCGTATCTTTAATCATCAGTTCTCTTATCATCTGCAACTCTTTAATCATTGCATCAACGCTGCGCACATCACAGAACAGGATTGATTGATACACGCCCTCAATATCGTCTTTATCATATGTATCGCCGAAGTCATACTTGCCATCGTTTTTTAGCTGAACAAATGATAGCCAATATGAGTTACCGTCTTTTACCTTATACGCTATCATGCCCTTGTTCGGCTTATCGTGTGCGCCCAGGACAACATAAGGTATATGCTTATGCTTTGCCATACTCACACCTCACCAGAACGAATACCGATAATCAAGTTCTTCCCAGCGTTCAGCATCATGCGCCATCTGCATCCACTCAATTTGTTGCTCATAGCACCGGCCGCAATCATCGCTCTGCCCTTCGCCAGCACACATACAGCAGTTGTCTTGATGGAAAGAACGCATCAGCTTTACTAGCTGCTCATTTGACAAGCTGTTCACCCACTCGCGATTAGTCATTGTCAGCCCTCCTTCTTAACAGCCGCTAACATTTTCTTTGCGCACTCGATTGCTTCCTCTGGCGTCTTGAATACAATGCCGCGTTTCACGACCCTTTTGTCCCAATCATCTGCTCTATACGTAGCACTGTTGTATAAACTGCTAACGACTGGCATGGGGTAGTGATATGTAACCCCTTCTTCTAACCACGTATATGGTTTTTCGGCTTCTTCTAATCGTTCCAGCGCGAGTTTTGCACCGGTATAAAAATCAAAATCATCGTCGGGATGACAACGAGCTACGCCCTCTTTATCACCGCAACGAGCGACAACTTTATTCCCATCAACATAGATAACTACGTGCTTATTCATCCCCTGTACCTCCGTATCTACATCACTCTCGAACATTTCATCCGTCCAGCAAAGGCCGCTTGAATCAATACGATAATACCTCAATAACCCACTAAACCCTACGATACGAACTACTTCCCTACATAATTTCTGCATTCCTTTTACAAAAAGACAACCTCCGTAGCGCTCCCCAATCTTCAAATCTTTACGAATCTTTACTTTATCTCCGATTTTGTATTTCATATTACTGCCCTCCTTCAAAATGCCCACGCAAACAGTTCTCTATTTTATCTAATGTATCATTCGCTTTATCAAAAAATTCTTTTGGCTCATGCGTCTTGATACAAATTTTATAACCGTCGGTATAACCGTCGGTATAACCTTGGCGATATCCGAGTTCTTTGAAACCAT